ATAGTTCATTCCTGCTCCACCTGTTGCATGGTAATCTTCAAAGGATTTACTTTTTTTGCTATAATCTATTATTTTTACGTTCATAGTTGGAATCCTTGACTTTTACAATAATCTAATTTTTCTTTATTAATTTGCTCTTGTGTTTTAGTTATAGATAATTCAGGTTTATCATCTCTTGAAATCCAACCACCAATCGCAGCATTTAAACTTTTCATTTTGTTTTTACCAACCATCCAATTTTTAGATTCATAAAAGTAATAAAATGTGTTTGCTGATTTTACTGCATAATTTTCTTTCCAATTAAAAGCAGTTTTAGTTTTAAATAATTCAATGCAATATTCTAAACTTGGAATTTTAAAATCTATATCCTTATTTATATCATTTACATTTACATTATCATTTACATTAATAGTTAATTCCGTTGCAACGGTTTCAACGTTCGTTAATTCCGTTAATGCTTGTTCTTTTTTTAGCCTTCTTACTTCAGCACTTTTTTTACCTGCATCTGACCATTGTTCACGTTTACCTTCATACTTTTCTAAATCTCTTTTAAGTTGTCTTTTTATAGGAATAAATGCAACATTTACAATAGGATTTTCAGTAGTAGGTTGCTTATCATTTACATATTTAAGAATATGTTTTATAAGTTTACCTGCTATTACATCTTCTAATTCATCAAATAATTCTTCATAATCTGCATATAGCAAAAAACCTTTTTTATTTTCAGCCATAATTAAAAAGGATTATTATGTTTATCAATTATTGAAATTTGCTTTCGTATTTCTCTTGAAAGTTTAACAGCAGATTCTCGTTCAAGTGATATTACTTGTAATCCATCTCCTTCAATTGTAATTGTTATTTCATTTCTAACATTTACAAATACTTCTAATTTTGTTTGTAACAAACTTTCTTCTGTTGAAGAAAATATTAAATCATATGACATATTTTTTAGAACCAATTTAGCACTGGTTAGGCTATAAAAACGGAAAAGCCACAAATTAGGTTGTAGCTAACTGTGGCTTGTTCCGTTATATTTAACTTTTGGAAAATTAAAATTAGGACTGTGAATGGCTACAACCTCATTCAACACTTGCAAATATAAAGGTATTATTTAAATTTAAAACACATAATGCTAACAATTGATAATTTTATTAAAGTCAATTATTATTCGGTTATATTTCTCAATTACCAGTTTATCATAGCTTAATAGGTTGTCAATGGTTTTTATTCCGTGTATTACTGTTGTATGGTCTTTGCCAAGTTCAGGTACACATCCTTTCTTTTTAGCCATATAAAGTTCGCCTATTTCTTTTAAACTTAACGTGGTGTTTTCTCTTACCAACTTCATTGATACTTGCCTTGCTTCGCATTGTAGCCTATGTCTTGTAGTTGCTATTAATGTTTCTATTGGGATTCCGTATTCATCAGCGCATAGCTTTACTATTATTCGTGCTAATTCTGCATCACTGTTTACTTCTTTGCTCTTGCAGAATAAACTTACTACTAAGCCAGTGTTCTGCTTTATTTTACGTTCAGCCTCTAAAATTATTTTACTGATTATTTCCTGTTTTTCCATTTGTTTTATAATTTTTTAAGTTCTAATTCTATGTTGTCTAAAATGTCTAAAACCATTTCTTCAATTTTAGTTATATCAATGTTTGCTTTTTTAAATGATTTATCAGTTTTAGTTATAAAATCTTTATTTGCTTTTGATAGTCTTTGCATTACTGCTACTTCATTTGGTATCATTAGCTTTTTAAGTCCTTCTATGCCATCTAAATAGTTTTGCTGATGCTTTGCTATTATGTATGCCATTACACCCATTTCACTCAAACTCTTTTCCAATTGTTCTCTCATTTGTATTTTTGTTTTATAATTTCTAATTCCTCGTCTGTGTATGTTTTTATTTTAGTTAAATATGCATCAAGTCTTAATTTTTCCATCCACTCTATACCATATTTTAATCTTAATCTATTGGCATATTCAAGGTTGTTTCCTTGCAAAAACCGATTGCATTTTTGGCACTGTTTGGCACAATTACGTTCATCAAATATTAAACCTGAATAGTTTTCTGCTTTGTAAAAATGTCCACCATCAAATCCAATTGCTGTAACTGCTCCACAACTAATGCAAGGTTCATTTTTATCTCTTTCTCTAATCCACTTTTGAAATATTACTTTGATTGCATTTACTTTTTTAACGTAGGTTTGTTTTTTAGTATCTAAACTTTCCAATTTCTCACGCTTGATTTTAGCGTAGTTTGGTTTAACTGGTGTTAGATTACCTTTCTTGATTGCGCATTCAACACATCGCACCTGAATAGTATTGTACTGTTTAAATTCTTGTTTACAGTCTTTGCAAAGTTTTGGTTTTATTTCTTTCATAGTTAAAAGGGGTGGCTGTTAATACCACCCCCTTAATTTTACCAAGGTAAATCGCTAAATGCTTTACTTAAACTTATTGCATTGATGTTATGATACCACTTGCCATTGAATGCACGAGAATCAACACTAAAAGTTACTTCTACTTCGCCACCTCATTTGTGGTTTAAATGTTCATCTTGTTTCATCAAAGTGAAACAAAGTTCTTTAGGGTATTTAGGGTCAAGTGTTTCAATTACAAACTCACTTTTATTCCACTCTTTACCTGCTTTTGTTAAGCCTGATACTACTTCACCGATTTGGGTGATTTTTCCTTTTACTTTGTACATATTTGTTATTGTTTTTTAATTAAATGTTATTTTTTTGTTTATGTATTTAAATATTATTGCTTTTGGTGTTGGAATCATACTTGATTCATATGGCACTCTTAATAAATAGTCTCCTCTAATTAATGATCCAACCGATTTACATAAATTTTGTGTTCCAAATTCACATATTCCACTAAAGTTTTTTACTGTTAAAGTATCAGTAATAATAGATGGTGTTAAATCATCAGTAGGGTATATCTTTTTTAAATTAACTTGCGTTTTAATGTAAAAAACTCCATCACTATTACCACCACATCTTTCAATATCAATATTCATAACTTTTTTTAAATTATTAACATTATCTTCTTGTTGTTTATCAGGAAAAGCAAAATTATCTAAATTAAATAATGTCATATATAAACCACCATTTAAAATCATTTCGTGTAATTTTCTATAATATAACAAATCTCCTTTAGAATATATGTTTAATCCATAACTTGCTAAATATTGCAACAACCAATCAGTATGATATTCATTTTTAAAATGTTCTACATATGCATTGTCAATTAATTGTTCATCAACTGATTTTTCTTTATGCTCACTTAATGCAATAGATTCAAGCATACCACTACCCCAAGTATTATCATATAAACTCATATTAAATTATTGGTTGTTTTAAAATTTGAATTAATGCATCTCTTTGTTCTGATGCTTGTGCTACTTCGTGCAGGATTTTTGCTTGAACTTCTAAATCTGCTTTTATTATTTTGTAGAATATACGTACATTTAAAGGCAAATCTATTTCTATTTTGTTGCCATCAAAATCATAATTAGTCGATGTAAGATATCTAACTAAATAATGATTTGTTACAGGTGGATGCCCTAAAGTTTCGTTGTGTTTAGTTAAAGACATCATTTGCATTTGTGCTTGGTAAAAATATGCTTTAGGAACATTCTGAAACTCTGGCTTTGAATCGTTAATCATCATCATTTTTTGCTCGAAGAACTTTTCAGTTGGACATTTTAAATCAATACTTGCTATCATTCTATCATTAATATCATACAATGCAGCATCAGGTGTACTACCACAATTCTCGTTAATTGAAAAGTAAACTGAATCTAAATATTTAGCATCAAGCCAAGTTACTTTATTAAACGATTCTAATGCCTCTAATTCGTTTATATTTCCGTGATCGGTATGTTTGTTTGAAAAAGATTTTGCATAGCCTCTAATCTTCTCTACTGCTTTTTCCATTATATAAGAATCTCTTGTCGCACCTTTGCCTCCAACAAATAAGTTGGAGACTGTGGATGCTGTGAATTTGCCTAATCTATCACTACTTAGCATTTAGTAATTCCTCCACTTCTTTAGTTAAATGATACTTTGCTTTTACTTTGTTGATGTCGCCACCATTCTTTACATAGTCCAAAGCATCGTTAAACCCTTGTGTGTTTTTAGCCAGTGTAGGTTTACTGTTTGTTACATTTTGGTTGTCTGCATCTGCTTCTGTTTCATCGATTAAAAATAAACCATTTAAAGCATACTTTCTTGCATAGCTACTTGCAGTTCCTGTTGTCTGTTCTGCACTCATTCCTTTGTGTTCTGATGTTTCTGCATAACCACTACAACTTAATACCTCATCGCCTACTTTAATCGTGGCTGTTGACTTAATAAATACTTTTGTGCCAAGTAATACTATGTCATCGCTAATAGTTAGCCTTGCATTATTATTTGCCAATACTGGCTTTACTGCTTCCAAGATATCTTCTGCACTACGATACTTGTACTTACCGAAACTGTTGTAGTTTCCTTTTGGAACTTTTAGTTCCCTTTGAATTTTAGTTAAATTTTCCATTGTTTAATTTGTTTTCTTGTTTCTGATAATTGATTTCTTATAAATCTTTACTTTATCCTGCAATATAGCCAATTGCTTTAATAATAGCCTTTCATTATGTTTTAAATATTCTAATTCCATTATTATAATAAGTTTTTTTGAATATTACTAAATGTCTTTTGATTTGCAAGTTTGAAAAAATCTTTTTTTATTTCAAAACCATAAGCCTTACGTTTATTTTTTACAGCAGCTAATAATGTGCTGCCACTCCCTGCGCATGGGTCAATAACTACATCGCCTTCATCTGTAAATATTTTTATTAAATGTTCTAATACTTTAACTGGCTTTTGAGTTGGATGTATTTTTTCAGTTTCAGTATCTTTTGTCCAATCTAAGCAATTGAAAACCATTTTACCATTATTGTTAAATTTTGGTAGTTTATCACGATATAACAAAATAGCATATTCACAATTACCAACTACTCTCATATTTGCTTTTAATACTTGTGCTGAAAAGTTTTTTCTAAATACTAAATTTATGTATTTATTTAAACCGTATTTTTTAGCCTTTTCAATTAATTCAAATTGCTGTTCAAATCCGCAAAATACAATCATACATGGTGCTTTTCCTGTTTCTTTTGGTTCAGGTTTCATCATTGTTGAGCAAAAATGTAAAAATTCAGTAATTCTAAAATCTTTATCGGTATCAAAAAATTCTGTATTAGCTAATTTGCTTTCACCATTTTTACTATCGCCACCCTCATACCAACTTGGATTAGAACCGTATGCATCTTTGCCTATATTGTATGGAATATCTGCAATAATTAATTGCGCTTTTGGTATATTATACCTTTTGTAATTTTGAAAATGGTCATTAAATAAATTTGGCACATAATCATTATGGTTTATTTCTCTTTTTTTATCTAATTCCATTGTGTCGGTTGGCTAATTAAGTTTAAATTTGCAGTGATTGAATACAATAACCATTGCGCTTGTTTTGTTTTTA